ATCCTCTCAAAAAAGAGAACTATCTGAAATGAGAAAAGAGATTGATGAACTAAAGTCATTAGTAAAGGAGATTTTAAATGGAAATGAATCCTGATGATATTTCATTGGAAACAATGAACAAGTCTTTTGCATATGAGAGACTGGCAAGAGACGTAGATAATATCGATGATCCTAAGGTTTTAAGAGAACTCGCGAAGTGTTATATAAAATTATATTTTAAACAACAAGAAATTGTAACTAAGATAGGAGCACCAAGGATATAAATACATATTAGGTTCCCTATATCCGATCAATGGCAGATATAAAGGTAAGAGTAGGTCAAACACCAGCGATTAAAGTTACATCCGCACTGGGTGGAACCCAAGCAGGATCATTGTCTGATTTAAGTGATGTAAATATTGGAACTCCCACAGATGGGACTGTTATTGTTTACAACTCTTCTACCAACCAATTTGAAGGAACTAATACTTTAACTACTGGAAATGATCAGACTTTGACTATTAACGGTGGCGTATTCTAATGGCAACAAAAATCCAACTTAAAAGATCATCAGGTGCTGTTCTACCAACATCATTAGCATATGGTGAACTAGCGCATATCTCTGGTGTTGGTAGTTTTGGTGGAGCTGACCAATATAAAGATAGACTTTTTATTGGACATAATGATGCATCATCACCAACTATAGTTACTGTAGGTGGTCGTTATTATACATCAATGATGGACCATACTCCTGGTACCATTGCTGCTGTAACTAATAATGTTAACACTGACGGCGGTATAGTTGTTGTATTAGATAGTGATAGAAAAGTTGATCAATGGAATGTAGATAATTTACGTCTTGATGCAAATACTTTATCATCAACTGATGCTAATGGTAATATTGAATTATCACCAAATGGTAATGGAAAAGTTGTTATAAATGGCGAAACGGAGTTTAGTGCTCCCATTACATTTAATGATTCGGTTACCATAAATGGTCCCACTACCATTACTGACGCTACCACTATTACTAATATTGGTATACAAACTAATTTAATTAAAACTACGAGTGGTAATACACTGTACATAGATCCATATCCTGATGGATTGAGTAATGAAGGAACAGTTGTTATCAAAGGTGATCTGCAGGTTGATGGAACAACTACAACCGTTAATTCAAATGAACTAACGATTAATGAACCTATTATTACTCTTGGGTTTACAACAGCCACAAGAACAATAACTGAGCGAGTAGCGACTGCTGGAATTTCTACAATATCAATCGACTCTGTAAATGGTATAAATGAGGGTGATGTTGTATCTGGTCCAGCACAAATAAGTGTAGGATCTACCATCACTAATATTGATAGTAGTACCAAAATAATTACTATCAATAATCCAGTTACTGGAGCTATTGCTAAGGAAACTCAACTTATTATTACAGTAAATGTAGATACAAATACTGATAGAGGTGTTGCATTCCAATACAACACTAGTGAAGGTTCTTCAAATACAAAATCAGGATATTTTGGTTATATTGATCAAACTAATTCTGGAAGTTCTGCTGTCCAAAGATCCTGGACATATATTCCAGATGCAACCATCACAAATGATGTTGTAACTGGTACTAGAGGTTTCCTAGATATTAAAGGAATTTATTATCAGACTGGTGACTATAACTTGAATGGTATTGTTTATTTTGATGTTGACGGATTACAGACATCTACAGTTTCTCCTGGGTCTGGAATCAGTACATCAAATTATGTCATGACAACTAATGCCTCAAATGTTCCAACATGGACTGATATTTTAGATGGAGGATCTTATTGATGAATGAAGAAGTTGATGTGAATGCCTTGATTAGTCTATATAATCAAAAAGTATCGCAATTATCAAATCAAGTTATATTATTAGAAGCAAAATTACAGACTGTGACACAAGATTATTTGGAATTGAAAGAAAAAACCCAATCTACTTATGAATAGATAGAGAAATGGCAAAACCAACAACAAGACAAGGATTAATAGACTATTGTTTGAGAAGATTGGGTGCTCCTGTATTGGAGATTAATGTTGATGATGATCAAATCGATGATTTAGTTGATGATACTATCCAGTTCTTCAATGAGCGTCATTTTGACGGTGTTGAGAGAATGTATCTTAAATATCAAGTTTCTCAGGCAGATGTTGATAGGGCTCGTGGATTAACCAGTGGAACAACCACAGTTGATAGTGTAGGAGGAGTTGGTGTCGTAACTACAACAGGAACATCTACTGATAGTGGAGCAGGTTCATTTACATCAACATTTTATGAAAATTCTAATTTCATCCAAGTTCCAGACTCTGTAATTGGAATTGAAAAAGTATTTAAGTTTAACACCAGTGAAATATCTGGTAGCATGTTCAGTATCAAATATCAGTTGTTTTTAAACGACATGTATCGTTTTGATTCAGTTGATCTTTTGCAGTATTCAATGGTTAAAACTTATCTGTCTGATATTGATTACTTATTGACTACAGATAAGCAAATCAGATTCACAAAAAATCAAGATAGGTTATATATTGATACTGATTGGGGTAGTTTAAATGCGGGAGACTTTTTAGTCATCGATTGTTTTAGAGCATTAGATCCTGCCAATTTCACAAAAATTTATAACGATTCTTTTGTGAAAAGATATCTTACTGCATTAATTAAAAGACAATGGGGACAAAACCTTATTAAATTTAGAGGTGTCAAACTGCCAGGTGGTATTGAGTTAAATGGTAGAGAACTATATGAAGATGCAGAGAAAGAGTTAGATGAAATAAAATCTAAGATGAGTATGGACTATGAATTACCACCCCTCGACTTTATTGGATAATGGCACTTAATCCTTTTTTCCTTCAGGGAGCACAATCTGAGCAAAGATTGATACAAGATCTCATTAATGAGCAACTGACAATTTATGGTGTTGAAGTTACATATATTCCAAGAAAATATGTAAGAAAGCAAACCATTATTGAAGAAGTACAGTCATCAAAATTTGATGATAACTTTGCCTTAGAGGCATATGTCAATACTTACGAAGGATATTCTGGTGCTGGAGATGTTCTTACAAAGTTTGGTGTTAGTTTAAGGGATGAAGTTGTTTTAACAATCTCAAAAGAAAGATTTGAGGACTTCATCTCTCCATTTTTAGATGCCGATGATGATATTGAGTTAGCAACAAGACCAAGAGAGGGTGATTTAGTATATTTCCCATTAGGACAAAGATTATTTGAAATTAAATTTGTTGAGCATGAGAAACCATTTTACCAGTTAGGTAAAACTTATGTTTATGAAATTCAGTGCGAACTCTTCGAATATGAAGACGAAGTAATCGATACTGGTATCGAAGAAGTAGATACTCAGGTACAGGAAGAAGGATATATTACCACATTACAATTGGTTGGTGCTGGAGTTACGGCAACGGCAACAGCAACAAGTAATAGTGGATATGTGAGACAAATATTCTTAAATGATGATGGATCTGGATATACATCTACACCAACAGTTACCTTTAGTGCTGCTGGTGGTGGTGGAATAGATGCCACTGCAGTTGCTTTAACAACTGAAAGAGCTGGTGTATATTCTATTGAGAGTATTGTACTCACAAATGCTGGTAATGGTTATACAGAAGCACCCACTATTACAATATCTGGTGGTGGTGGAACGGGTGCCGCTGCTACATGTAGCGTAGAAACAAGTCTCAATGGTTTAACTGGTGTAACTGTATCACTAGAAGGAAGAGGGTATACAGAATCTCCCACAATTACTTTCACAACAACTGCTGCAGAAGGTGAAACAGTTTCTACACCAACTGCTACTGCTGTTATGAAAGAGAGCACTCAAGTTGGTCTTGCTGTAGATTCAATAAGAATAACAGATCCTGGATCTGGAATGGTTGGAATTGTTACTGTAAATATTGCTAATCCACCATTTATTAGCACTACTGGAAATTATAATTTCAATGAACTTGTAACTGGTAGTAAGAGTGGTACTCAGGCTAGAGTAAAAGATTGGGACTTGGATACAAAGATACTCAAAGTCTCAAATGTTGGAATTGGAACTACTGCAAGAGGATTTATTCCTGGAGAAATTGTTACAGGCGCCGCATCATCTACAGTGTATTCAGTAGAATCATTTAATAAAGATGATATATATGATGAATATGCTTCTAATGATGAAATAGAGACAGAAGCAGATCTAATACTTGATTTCACACAATCTAATCCATTCGGTTCATACTAATGTTAGGCACATACTATTACCACGAAATTATTAGACGTACAATTATTGCGTTTGGTACCGTCTTTAATGATATTAATATCCGACACAATAATAAAGACGGGCAAAGTATAAGTCAGATGAAAGTTCCTCTGGCATATGGTCCTGTACAGAAGTTTCTTGCAAGATTAGAACAACAGGCTGATTTGAATAAAGCAGTTCAGATCACACTGCCTAGAATGTCATTTGAGATGAACTCCATCACATATGATCCAACCAGAAAGACTGGTATTACACAGACTTTCAAGGCAGTTGGTGATGATGGCAAAATGAAGAAAGTCTTCATGCCTGTTCCATATAATATTGGATTTGAACTCAATATTCTTACAAAGTTGAATGATGATTCTCTTCAGATTATTGAACAAATTCTACCATACTTCCAACCATCATTTAATTTGACTGTTGATTTAGTTGATGCAATTAACGAAAAGAAAGATATTCCTATTGTATTGGATAGCATTTCTTTCCAAGATGATTATGAAGGAGATTTCTCCACACGCCGTGCTTTAATATATACTTTACAGTTCACAGCAAAAACTTATTTGTTTGGTCCTGTTGCAGAATCTTCAGAAGGTCTTATCAAGAAGGTTCAAGTCGATACTTATGCAGATACGAATACTCAAACTGCGAAGCGAGAAGTAAGATATACCGTTACACCAGACCCAATCACTGCTGGACCAGAGGATGATTTTGGTTTCTCCGAGACTACTTCTTTCTTCAGTGATTCTGCTACGTATAGTCCTACAAGACAGGAAGATCTTAAGTAATGTCCAATTTTGACCCTATTGATGAAGCTTTGAATATCTCTAGTGATATTGTGGAAGTCGAAAAGGCACCTATTAAAAAGGAAAAACCACAAGTTGATGATATCAAAAAAGATTATGAATATACAAGAGCAAATCTATATTCATTAATCGAAAAGGGTCAAGAAGCAATCAACGGTATCATGGAACTTGCAGGTGAAAGTGCAAGTCCCAGAGCATATGAAGTTGCTGGTCAGTTAATCAAGAGTGTTGCTGATACAACCGATAAGTTAGCAGACTTACAAAAGAAAGTAAAAGACTTAGAGGATGAATCCACCAAAACTACAAATAATAATGTGACTAACAACGCATTGTTTGTGGGTTCTACATCCGAACTATCCAAATTACTAAAACAAGGTTTTCTAAATAATAATGAGGATTCTTAGTGTCTAAGATGAATGAATCGAAAAGTGGTGATAGTTCTTTGCGTGACTGGTTTGGCAAGAGTCGGTCTTCTGATGGCAAGCCTGGCTGGGTTCAGTTGGGTGGCAAATACGCAGGTAAACCCTGTGCCAAACAGCCAGGACAAACCACAAAACCCAAGTGCGGTTCTAGCAAAATGAAGCGTAACCTCAATAAGAAAGAGGAAGACGCAGCATTTCGTCGTAAGCAACGTCAAGACCCAAATCCAGATAGAAAAGGGAAGGCAATCAACGTGAAGACAGAATCATATGTAGCAGGAAAACCTGCAGAAAAATTAGATGCTGTAACTGCGATTCCTAAGAAAGAGCAAGATGCAGCAAGAGAAAGATTGTTAGCAAAGGCAAAAGCAAAGCGCGAATCGATGAAAGAGGGAAAGGGTGAAAAGGACGCTTGTTACCATAAGGTTAAGTCTCGTTATTCTGTATGGCCTTCTGCTTACGCCTCAGGTGCTTTGGTTAAGTGTCGTAAAGTCGGTGCTGCTAACTGGGGAAACAAAACTAAGAAAGAAAGTTTCGAACCAGAAGCAAAAGAAGATATCACTTTCCAACAGTTCCAAGAAAAGTGCTGGAAGGGATATGAGAAGAA